AATCTTTGCTTTCTGATGACGAAACTGTTTTATTTGTAACACCTACAAATATATCAACAATCATTCTTTCCACACAACAACAGTTATTAACACTTCCTGGTGTTGTATATTTAACAGATAAGCGCTTTATTTTTATGCGGAATACCAAAACACCCAACAATGATTTTTTGCCATTAGAAAAAGTAACTCATATTGATTTCAAAGCAGACGGATTACAACCTGGTGCTATAATTGTTGGCGATGATGCAAAAATGTTTTCATTTATTGTATCCTATAAATTCGATGCCGTTGCAAAAGTATTGGAAACATTCAATTCTGCTTGTGACAAAATTTTGAAAGAAATTACTACTGATCCAGAAATAGAAAATAACTCATCCGAGCCAGAGCCTCTTATTCTTGATCCGGATTATTCAATCACATCTGCTGCTGATGAAATCAGAAAATATAAATCTCTTTTAGATGATGGTATTATCACGCAGGAAGAATTTGAAGCAAAAAAGAAGCAATTGCTGAACTTGTAAAAATCACTTACCGCTTCCCCTGCTCCATGCGGGCAGGGGAACAATAAAAAAAACTGAATAATATGTTTACCCAGGCAACTGGGAGGGCGTTTCCCACCTGCTTCTAGTCTTGTGGAAGGGGTGGTTGATATGAGTACATATGAAGAATTTATGATTATACTGACAACTGCTGGTTTAATTGTAGCCATTCTGAATTACACGCATAAAAAATAGACGCCCTGACTTTGGTAGAGTTGACGTCTATTCTTTAGATACTTACTATTACTGAAGCAGATGGGGTACGACCATCGCCCCAGTTGTCTTGTTAAGTATATTATAGCAAATATGCTTTAAATGTCAATTTAAAAACCGGCTCCTGCTTCAACAGGAACCGGCAAGGAATAACATCCGAAAATGATACTCCAACTATGCTAAAATATTGTATCATCTTCGGAACAGCTTCGCAAGCGGAACACCCGTTCCCCGCTGGCTGTTATTTTTATACCCTTTTTTACATATTTTTACTTAGGAGGATGATGAC